GCAGGTAGCAGGGTTCTATCGCGATGTGGATCTTGGGGATCCATTGCGCGTCATGGACGAAGTTGAAAAGCGTAAGGCCGAACAGCAAGGCTTCAGCGCTTCGATGGACGAGCGTTTTCAGATTCTGGAGATTCATTGCAATCTCGACCTTCCCGGTTATGAGGATGAAGATGCGGCTGGCCCCACGGGGATCAAACTTCCCTACGTGGTAACGGTCGAGAAAGGCACTTCAACAGTCCTCGCGATCCGTCGCAATTGGTTGGAGGAGGACAAACTCAAACTGCGTCGGCAGCATTTTACGCACTACGGTTACATTCCGGGTTTCGGCTTTTATTACTTTGGTCTTATTCATCTCATCGGCGGTCATAGCAAAGCAGCGACATCACTGATCCGGCAACTCATCGACGCCGGTACGCTGTCCAACCTCCCCGGTGGCCTCAAGTCCAAGGGACTGCGGGTCAAAGGCGATGACACTCCCATCGCTCCGGGCGAGTTTCGCGACGTGGACCTTCCCTCGGGTTCCATACGAGACAACATCCTCCCCCTTCCGTACAAGGAGCCGTCGCAGGTGCTTGCGGCGCTCATGGACAAGGTGGTTGACGATGCACGCCGGTTTGCAGGTTCGGCTGACCTGAACGTCAGCGATATGTCGGCACAGGCCCCGGTCGGTACGACCTTGGCAGTGCTTGAGCGGCAGTTGAAAGTGATGGGGGCCATTCAGGCTCGCATCCACTATACGATGAAGCAGGAGTTCAAACTTCTCGCGGCAATCATTAGAGACAACACGCCGGAGAAGTACGACTATGAACCTGAAACTGGAAGCCCTTCTGCAAAACGTTCAGATTACGATCATTGCGACGTTCTACCTGTCTCTGATCCTAATGCATCCACAATGGCGCAGCGTGTGGTGCAGTATCAAGCGGTCCTTCAACTCGCTCAAACAGCGCCTCAAATCTACAACCTGCCGTTTCTTCACAGGCAAATGATTGAGACCATCGGGGTCAAGAACGCCGCGAAGATTGTGCCCATGAAGGATGACATGCAGCCGGTCGATCCGGTGAGCGAGAACATGTTCATCCTCGTGGGCAAGCCGGTGAAGGCGTTCATGTATCAAGACCATGATGCTCATATCCAGACGCACATGGCGGCGATGCAGGATCCGTCGATGCAGAAGATCATCGGACAGAATCCGCAAGCGCAAGCGATCATGGCGGCGGGCGCTGCCCACTTGATGGAGCATGTGGCGTTCAAGTATCGCGCTGACCTTCAGAAACAGTTGGGCGCAGAACTGCCACCACCGCCAGACCTCGACAATGACATGGGCTATCTGCCACCACAGATTGAAGTCCAACTCTCGTCACTGGTAGCCCAAGCAGCGCAGCAGTTGCTCCAGAACAATCAGCAGCAAGCGGCACAGCAGCAAGCGCAGCAGCAGATGCAGGATCCGCTCATCCAGATGCAGCAGCAGGAACTCCAGATCAAACAGCAGGAGGTCCAGATCAAAGCGCAGATGGCACAGACCGAAGCGCAGGTTGCACAGCAGGAGATTCAACTCAAGCAGCAGCAAGCCCAACTTCAGGCGCAGTTGCAGCAAGCCGAGCAGCAGCGTAAGGCCAAGAAGGACATGTTGGACGCAGCGGGTCGCGCCGATGAGTTGAAGTTGAAGCAGTTGGAACTGCAAGTCACTCACGAGATGAGCGGGGCGAAACTGGGCGCGGACATCGCGCACAAGAAGCACACTCACATCGCACAGGTTGCTAATCAGGCTGATCAACACACGTTGAACGAATCCAAGCACGAGTTGGAGGGAGCCAAACTGGGCGCGGACTTAGCCCACAAAAAGGCTACGCACGTCGCTGACGTGGCGCACAAGTTAGACGAGCATGCCATTCGCCGCAAAGAAATTAAGAAGATGGCGGAAGGCGGCGAAGTGAAGTCGGGCAAATACGAAGAAGATCAGTCCGGTGAGGACAGTAGTGACGATGACGATGACGATAACGACTGAGGAGGTCGCAAATGCAGACAGATACCGCTGCGGAGTTTCTTGTCAGGAAAATCCGACAACAGCGCGAACGGATCGTGGAGAACATGACGCGAGGGATGGATTTTGAACCTTTTTATCACCGAGCCGTTGGGCAGGTGGAGGGTTTGGATTACGCCGTTGCGTTGATTAACGACACCGCAAAACGTGTCGCAAACGACGAGGAGTTGAATGACGATGAGTGACATCAACGTCGATAAGACGCTTTCTGAGGCAGAGCGCAAAGCCAAGCAGTTGCCGGACCCGTCAGGGTTCAAACTGCTGTGCATGGTGCCCAAGGTTGAAGAAGAGTTTGGCGGCACGGGGATCATCAAGTCTTCGGAGTCCGTCAAGGTCGAAGAACAGACCACCATCGTCCTGTTCGTGGCGAAGGTGGGGCCGGACGCTTACAAAGATCCGACTCGGTTCCCGTCAGGGCCGTGGTGCAAGGTCGGCGACTTCGTGGTCGTTCGGGCTTACAGCGGCACCCGCATCAAGATCCACGGAACAGAGTGGAGAATCATTAACGACGACACGGTGGACGGGACGGTCGAAGACCCCCGTGGCATCGGTCGCGCAGGATAAGGAGTAGTTATGGTTGAAGATAATAATGAGTTCAAGGTCGAGATAGAGGACGACGCCCCTGTCGAAGACCGTAACAAGGCCCCTATGCCCGAAGAACTCGTCAAGGAGTTGGAGAAGGACGACCTTGAGGAGTACTCCGAAAAGGTTCAGACCCGCATCAAGCAGATGAAGAAAGTCTTCCACGACGAGCGTCGGGCCAAAGAAGCCGCTGCTCGGGAACGTGAGGAGGCTCTCCGCTTTGCTCAACAGGCTTATGAAGAAAATAAGCAGTTGAAACAGCGACTTAGCGCGGGCGAGAAAATCTTCGCCAAAGAGACTACTAATGCAGCGACCATTGAGGTCAATGCGGCTAAGGCAGCGCTCAAGGCAGCGTACGAAACGGGTGATCCGGATCGGATTACTGAGGCTCAAGATGCACTGACGGATGCAAAACTCAAACTTCGCGATGTAGCGTCATTTAGACCCTCTTTACCTGATGATGAAAATGGTGTACAACACCACCAACAGAATCCTGTCCCAAATCACCAACCCGTCGTGGACCCAAAAGCCAAGACGTGGAAGGACAAAAATCCTTGGTTTGGGAAAGACGCGGAGATGACCGCCCTCGCACTGGGTCTGCATGAGAAACTGGTCCGTTCAGGAGTCGATCCGACAAGCGACGACTACTACGAACGAGTCGATAAGACGATGAAAAAACGCTTCCCTGAATACTTCAGTGAAGACGCAGATGATATCGAGGACCCCCCTCCTCGCAAGACCAGCACTGTTGTGGCTCCCGCTACACGGTCTTCTGCACCCCGACAGATCCGAATCACGGCCTCTCAGGCTGCAATTGCTAAACGATTAGGGATTAGTCCGGAACAGTACGCCCGTGAAGTCTTGAAACTGGAGAACCGCAATGGCTGAAAATCGTCTGACTCGTGAAATGGAAAATCGTGAAACGACCAAGCGCAAAATGGTTTGGCGTCCGGCGTCGATCCTCCCTGAACCTAACGCTGTCCCCGGCTGGAAATTTAAGTACATTCGTACGGCAGTAATGGGTCAGAACGATCCGACCAACGTTTCCACTATGTTCCGTGAAGGTTGGGAGCCTGTGAAGGCGACTGAAGTTCCGGAGATCATGCATCAGCGAGACAACAATCCCAACAGTCGGTATCCCGACTGCGTGGAGATTGGCGGTCTGTTGCTTTGCAAAGCCCCAGAAGAACTTGTCAATTCTCGTCGTGAACACTTCGAGGATCTGGCTCGCCGTCAACTGGAGGCCGTCGATAACAATATGTTGTCCCAGAAAGACCGTCGGTCGAACATGGACATGTTCACCGAAAAGAAATCTCAGGTCTCTTTCGGACGTGGCAAATAACTTTTAGGAGTCTTCAATGGCTTATCCTACTGTCTCAGCACCTTACGGCTTCAAGCCCGTAAACTTGCAGGGCGGTCGGGTCTTCTCGGGTTCGACCCGTATGATTCCGATCCCCACGGGTTATACAAATAACCTGTTCAATGGTGACCTTGTGGGTCTCAGCAACGGCTCGCTTGCCGTTACCGCCTACGGTCCCGCTTCTGGTACGACGCCTGTGTCCGCAGCAGCGGCAGGTGCCGGTGTCGGCATTTTCGTTGGTTGTGAATACACCAACACGAGTTCGGCGGGCGCAGCCCAAGGTCCGATCTACGGTAAGAACCGTTATCAGTATTGGCAGGGCGGCACGTATGCGTCGGATGCCATCGGCTATGTGGTCGATGACCCGCTCGCGTATTTCCGCGTTGCGGTTCTTCAGCAGCCACAGGCCGGTGTGTCTAACGCTCCGGGTACGACGATTGGCTACATGTCGCAATCGTTCCTCGGTACGAACGCCTATGTCATCACCAACAGCATCCTTGGCGGCACCAACTCGGGTAATACCGCGACGGGTGACTCGGCAATGGGTGTGACGGGTACGGCTCCGGCGGCGGGTGCGAACGCGGGTAACGGTCGCAGTACCTCGACCCTTCCGTTCCGCATCATTCAGTTGGTTCCGGATACGGCGGTTACGGTCACCACGACCAACGGCAGTACGGCACTTTCGTCTGGTACGACTTCCAGTTTGACGGTTTCGTCCGCTACCGGCATTCAGCCGGGAATGCAGATCTGGTTCAGTGGCTCGGCTGTTGCGGGCGCTCGTCAGGGCGACTTCAGTACGGTTACGGGTGTCAGCGGTACGACCGTTACCTTCACCGCGCCTCGCGGTACGGGTTCGGGCAGCACCATCGACTTCAGCGGTACCAACTTTGCGGCTGGCGGTACGGTTTACTTCATCGGTTATCCGGAAGTGATCGTTGGCTGGAACTTTGGTTATCAGTCGTACAACCTTGCCGCTGGCGTCTAAGGAGTAATTACAAATGGCAATTTCACGCGCACAACTCCTTAAGGAACTGCTCCCCGGCCTGAACGCTCTGTTCGGTCTTGAGTATGCTTCCTACGGTGAGGAGCATAAGGAACTGTTTGAGGTCGAGACCTCTGAGCGTTCGTTTGAAGAAGAGACGAAACTCTCGGGCTTCAACGCGGCTCCGGTGAAGAACGAAGGTCAGGCGATTGCGTACGACAACGCGCAGGAAGCATGGACCGCTCGTTACAACCACGAGACCATCGCTCTCGGCTTCTCCATCACTGAAGAAGCGATTGAAGATAACCTGTACGACTCGCTGTCGAAGCGTTACACCAAGGCACTCGCTCGTGCTATGGCGTACACCAAGCAGTACAAGGCGGCTTCGGTTATCAACAACGGCTTCTCCAGCCAGTACAACGGTGGCGATGGCGTCCCGCTGTTCTCGACGGCTCACCCGTTGGTTTCGGGTGCGACCAACAGCAACACGATCTCCACCTCGCCTGACCTGAACGAAACGTCGCTTGAAGCGATCACGATTCAGATCGCAGCGTGGACGGACGAGCGCGGTCTGTTGATCGCCGCGAAGCCGCGCAAGTTGGTGGTGCCGCCGAGCCAGATGTTCGTTGCCAAGCGTCTTCTCGACACGGAACTCCGTGTCGGCACGACCGATAACGACATCAACGCTCTGAAGTCGATGGGCACGATCTCGGAAGGCTTCAAGGTCAACCACTTCTTGACTGACACCCACGGCTACTACGTCCTCACCGACGTGCCGAACGGTCTGAAGATGTTTGAACGTGTTGCGCTTCAGAACAGCATGGACGGTGACTTCGATACGGGCAACGTGCGGTACAAGAGCCGCGAGCGTTACTCGTTCGGTTGGTCGGATCCGCTCGGCGTGTTCGGCGTGGCCTGATGACGAAGGGGGGCTTCAGCCCCCCTTTTTCTGGGATTAATGAGTTACGTAGACTGACCCAGCAGACGTTGCAGAGACTACGTAGCGATAGATGACCCCCTGCAAGGGGTAAGGAATGTATCATGGCACTTGCTACTCATCTTGGCCCGTGGCTCGTTGGCACGGTTAAGAATCCGTCGAACACTTCGACGACTGTTTCTTCGTCTCAGATCGGCACGTACCGCAATTGCGGCGCGACCGTTGCTGTTCAGACTTCCCCCGGTGGTCTCCTTTACACCACCACGTCGAATACGACGCTGACCTCCCCGGGTAACGTCGTTAATGCGGTAGGCGGCACGAGCAGCACCACACTGACGTTGACCGCTACTAACGCGAATATTGTTTCCGGTATGACGGTTGTTGGCCCCGGCATTGCTGCGGGTACGACGGTCACGTCGGTTTCGGGTACGGCGGTTACGCTGTCGGCTGCGGTCTCCTCGTCCGCGACCTCTCCGGCTCCGTTCCTGTTCTATGTTGCGACTGCGGGCTATAACAACAATCCGCTCGTGATCCCGGCGGGTTCGCTGATCACCAATATGTACGTCGACGTTCTGACTGCGTTCAATGCGACCGGTACGACTTCTACGACCGGCACGATCACGATCAGCCTGTTGAACAGCACGGCTACGTACACGTTGGCGACTTTGGTCTCCACGAGCACTACGTCGGGTTCGTTCGCTGTGGGTCGTTATGCTCTTGGTGCAGCGCAGACGGGCGCTACTGGTCCTACCATCAACTTCAACACGACTGCGATTGGTGCAATGCTCTTGACCAATATCAGTTCGGGTCAGAACACTCCGACGGACGGCATCATTCAGGTGAAGTACGGCGATGCGTCGACGGGTACATTGACCACGGCTACGACCGGTATGGCGTCTGTCACGATTGAATATGCTGTGCGTAATCCGGATGGCACGTACTTCCCGCAGTCGCCGAACCCTGCTTACACTAACGTGGTGTATTAATTCTCTGATTCATTAGGAGATTGGTATGCCAGCAGTAATTTACGACGCAGGTACACCGGGGTTTAACAACGGGACATCCAATGGTGGTGGCCCGTTGACTCCGAAGGGCCTGTTGAATGCGGGCTATGTGTTACAGGATCCTCGGGTCCGTGACACCAACGGTCGTCAGAAGATGTCTGTACACCAGAACATCTACGACGCCGACTTTGAATACGGCACGCAGCCCTTGCGTTGGGAGAACTTCACCTACTCGACAGCGAACACGGCGACGATTGTTCAGCAGCCGGGGCTTGGCGGCGTACAGATGCAGATCAGCACGGTGGGTGACATCACCATCCGTCAGTCGCGTCCGTATCATCGTTATCAGCCGGGAAAGTCGTTGTACATTGCGTCCAACGTCAATTTCGGTGGCCCCCAGTCGGGGCAGGTGCAACGTGTCGGCATCTTTGATGACGGCAACGGCATTTTCTTTGAACAGGGTGCGCCTTCGACGACTAATCCTTCGGGCATGTTCGTTGTTATTCGCTCTGACTCACAGTCGCCTACTGGCGGTGTGCCGGTCGACTCGCGTATCAGTTACGAAAACTGGAACGGCGATCCGAGCATCAAGAACACTCTTAACTGGAACAACGTTCAGATGTTGTGGTTGGAGTACTCTTGGTATGGCGCGGGTTGTTTACGTTGGGGCGTTTTGATCAACGGTGAACCGTATATTCTGCATCAATACGGCGCAGGTAACGGCACCAATCAGGCCCTAGGTACCGCCCAGATCCTTCCGTGGTCGCGTACGGGTAACCTCCCCGTTCGCTACGAGCAGCGTAATACATCTTCCAGTACGCCTACTGTGTTTAAGCACTTCGGCGTTTCCGTACTGGTCGAAGGCACGACTGACCGTCAGCGTGGCTTCACGTATTCGTACGGGTTGCCTTTGGCGAGTCCGGTAGTCACGGTTGCTGCGAATGCAGTTCGTTATCCGCTCCTGTCGTTCCGTATGCGAGCGATGGGACAGAGTTCGTATACGCAAGCCAACGGCGCTGTAACGACCAGTACGACAACTTCGTTGGTGGCTGCGGCGGGCACGTTTGGTTCAGGTACGGTCACTCCATTGTCGATCACGGGTAACGGTACGACGGCTACTGTCACCGTACCAAACAACTCGGCTATGCCCGCTGTGGGCAGTCAGTTGACGTTCGTGTCGGCTGCTACGCCTTCGGGCTTTAGCACGGGTGGTCCGTTCACGATTACGGCGGTTGGACAGAATACGATCTCGTACCTTAATTCAACTTCTGGTACCGCATCGGCTGTGGGTACGGTTTCGTACGTCGCGGGCCTTGCGGGTCGTATGCTGAACTATCAGCCCATCGTTGCAGGTACGGGAGGTCCGACGACGATTACGAGTATCACTCAGGCGTCTTCATCGTTCACGGGTAGTATCGCCGCCGGTTCGTCGAACTTGGTAGTGACGGGCGTTACCGGAACGATCTACCCCGGCATGCTGTTAGGCACCATTACTGGCGGTACGTTCGTAGCCAGTACTAAAGTCGTTATTGTGTCTCAAGTCTCCGGTACTCCCGGCGGTGCGGGCACATACACGATCAGTCAGGTGAATACCGGAGGAACGGCGGCGACTGTCGCGGCAGCGTCTGGCGGTGCAGCGACGGTAGTTACTGGCGCAGCGCATAACCTTACGACCTCTGATGTGGTCACGTTTGCTGGTCTTACGGCAGTATCTGGAACGATCAACGGTATTTACCCCGTTATTGCTGTACCGACAGGTACATCATTTGTGGTCAACATCGGCTACGGCAACGTTGTCGGTACGGTAACTGTGGGTACGGGCACTATTACGGCGCAGTACACGGCGCGTATCACGTCGAACACGGCTACGACTCTGACTATTCAAGATGTCGTGACGGGCTTGGCGCTGCCATATGCACCGACGGCGGGTTGTAACTATACAGTTGGTTTGATCGACCGTGGTCAGTTGCTTCCTCAGACGTTGGTGATCTCGTCTACGGCGACGTGCTACGTCGAGTTGATCGCCAGTACGCCAACGGCGCAGGTCGGCCTTGCGGGTGCATCGTTCGTCCCTGAAGCCAACTTGGGATCGCAGTATTCGTTCGCTGAACGCGATGCATCTTCTCAAGCGATGAGTGGTGGTGAAGTTGTATACGCCTTCTCGTCCCCGCCGTCGGGTCTTCAGACGCTGGACTTGTCTTACTTCTTCCCCGTGTTGACGAATATCAAGGGCAACATCCCTGACATTCTGACGGTGGCAGTAACGACAACCAGTACAGCGGCTCCCGTGTCAGTGAACATCATCTGTCAGGAAGCGATGTCGTAGTCATGAGCGACCATAACGATACCCTGAAACACGGCCTCGACATTGCCTTTGCGGCAGTGGTAGGCGGAGCGTGGTTGAAACTGTTGCCAACGGTTTCAACCATTCTGGTCATCATTTGGTACCTGATCCGTATTTGGGAGTCAGATACGGTGAAGGCAATGACGGGTAGACCTATGTCCAATCAAGATTGGATTGACACGATGACCTTTCGGAAATACCGGGAGGCTCGCGATGCCGAGCGTGAGTAAAAAGCAGCATAACTTTATGGCTGCGGTGGCGCACAACCCTGCCTTTGCTAAGAAGGCAGGGATCTCTCAGTCCGTCGGTAAGCATTTTTCCGACGCGGACAAGGGTCGGAAATTTAAAGAAGGCGGCGACGTGAAACACGCAAACGAGTTAGAAGGCAAGGCTAAGGAAACGAAGTCAATTGCCAAAGAAGAAATGAAGGCCCTGAAGCGTGGTCACGCGCCTAAGGAAATTATGGAACACGAAAAGGCGGAGCATAAGGCTATGGGCTACAAGAAAGGCGGTCATATCGAAACCCCGAAGAAGGGTTTTGCGATGGCTGAGACCAAAGGTGGCCGCAAGCCGCCGCACAGCAAGAAAGGCGAAGAAGGCGATACCAAACTGAAGGGTTTCGGTATGGGCAAGGGTCTCGGTAAGGGCCGTAAGGTCACCAAGGCGGCGACGCCGAAGGACGAGATGCCGACCAAGGGCTTTGCCATGAAGAAAGGTGGGCATGTAAAGAAAGAACATACCCAGCATATGGCGAAAGGTAAGAAGGTCATGGGTTCCCCCGCCCCTGCGATGCCGAAACTGAGCGCGAACCTTCAGGGCGCGTTGCAGGGCATGGGCGGTGGTCCCGGTGGCCCTCCGGGCGGGTCCCCGATGCCACAGCCGATGATGAAGAAAGGCGGTCACGTCAGTCATCATCACCACCACTACGCCAAGGGCGGTCATGTGAAGAAGGAACCGGAGTCGGGTCCGCACATGGTGCGTAAAGTCCACAAGGCGGCTGAAAAGCCGCACCGGAAGGAAGATGGCATTGCGCAGCGTGGACACACCCGTGGCAAAGAAGTGAGAATGGCCTCGGGCGGTCATGTTGGCTCGCATCCGTCTCGTCGCGCTGACGGTATCGCAGAGCGCGGTCACACCACTTGCAAGATTCGTTAAGGAGTATCCAAATGTCGAAGCATCACGAAAAACACCACGGTCATCACCCGAAGCACCATGAGCCGAAGCACCACCCGGAGCATATGACTCCGCATGTGCATCATCACAAGCATGGTGGTCACGTTGAATCGCACAAGCCCCATCAGGAGCATGTGCGTCACCACTTCCACGGGAAGTAAGTGATGATACCTTCACGGGGTATGGGGGCCATTAACCCTACAAAAATTCGTAGGAAGGACGCTGACGTCCCCGTGAAGGTTTATTGCGGCGGTGGAAAGATGGCGAAGGGCGGGTTGGCTTGGACTCGCAAGGAAGGCAAGAACCCGAAAGGCGGTTTGAACGCCAAGGGTCGGGCGTCCTACAACAAGGCACACGGGGCGCATCTCAAGGCTCCGCAACCGGAAGGTGGTCCTCGTCGGGATTCGTTTTGTGCGCGTATGAAAGGTATGAAGCGTAAACTGACGAGCAAGAAGACGGCAAACGATCCGAACAGTCGGATCAACAAAAGCCTACGGGCGTGGAAGTGCTAAATGACGGCTCCAGTCCTTTCCGGTACGACCAACTTCAACCCCGTACTCAACGAGGTTGTAGAAGAAGCGTTTGAGCGTTGTGGCGCTGAGATTCGTTCGGGCTATGATTTCCGTACCGCAGCACGTAGCCTCAATCTGCTGTTCATGGACTGGGCCAACCGTGGCATCAATCTGTGGACGATGGATCTGTCGTATCAACAGGCGCTGCTCCCCGGTGTGGCGACGTATTACCTCCCGTCCGATACGGTGGACTTGCTTGATCATGTGATCCGTACAGGATCTGGCACGACGCAGCAGGACATCAACATCACACGCATTTCCAGTTCGACCTACCTGATGATTCCGAACAAGAATGCTACGGGGCGTCCAATTCAGGTCTGGATCAATCGGTTGAGCGGTCAGACGGACGCAGCGGGTAGCACGACCACGTATCAGCCTACGATCACGGTGTGGCCTACGCCGGATACGTCCACGCAGTACACGTTCGTGGCGACGCGCCTACGTCGTATTCAGGATGCGGGCACTGGTATTAACATTCAGGATATGTCGTTTCGGTTCTGGCCCGCGATGATGTCGGGCTTGGCCTATATGCTCTCTTTGAAGATTCCCGGCGCGATGGAGCGTACGGCAATGCTCAAAGAGATGTATGAGGAAGATTGGCAGCGAGCAGCGGATGAAGATCGCGAGAAGGCGGCAGTTCGGTTTGTTCCACGGGAAACATTCCTGAGATAACCATGCCGAATCGGTTTTCATCTGGCAAATTCTCTATAGCGGAATGCGACCGCTGTGGGTTCCGTTACAAGTTGACGGACCTCAAGAATCTTGTCATCAAGACCAAAAACGTCAGCATTAAGGTCTGTCCGTCGTGTTGGGATCCGGATCAACCGCAATTGCAGTTGGGTCTGTATCCCGTGAACGATCCGCAAGCGGTGCGCGAGCCGCGTCCTGACGTGAGTTATTACACCGCTGGGCCATTGATCGGTGGCGACGGCGGCAGTCGTGTCATTCAGTGGGGATGGAATCCGGTGGGCAATAGTAACCCCCTGCAACTCCCCGATATCACGAACGATTTGTCGGCTACAGCGAGTATCGGTACGGTAAATCCGATATCTATTTACGTCACGCCACCATCCAATTTCTTGTTTGGTGCGAGCAATGGATCTTCAGACAATCCTATTTTGAATGCCTATGGCGTTTTCATGGGCAACCCACAGGTTGGGTTTCAACTGTCTCCGGATCCTACGGTTAACTATTATGTTCTGACAGTAAACGGAATTCCGTTTACGTTGCGTCCAGTCAATACGGGGCAGGTTACGTACCTATTCACCAACGTGAATAATCAGTTAGGAGTCTCGCAACTTCTAACAGGGTTTGTTCCCGGTATGGTGTTTCAGTCTTATGGGTACAGTTACAACACATTGAGTTTGGTTGCGTACAACGGTGATGGACAGCCAAGTATTACTCTGACTCTATCTGGCGCATCTGCGCAGGTGCCGGGATATGAGGCTTACGATGCACCTACGTCTCCGACATCCGTTTGGTATACGACGGGTACACCTTATGCGCCAGATGGAATCAATTATGTTGTAGACGTTCTATTGGGATGGAGTCCTCCGTCCGATATGGGCGTAAACGGACCGGTTACGCAGTATCTCGTTAACGCTAATACGTCAACGTTGGTTACTGGAACACAAATAATTCTATACGCGCTTAATCTGACTATTCCTCAGAACGTCTCCATCTATCCGGTGGATTCAGCGGGAGGAGACGGCGTTCCGTACGTTTTCAATCTAGTTCCCGAATACCAGAGTATTCTGTGTAATAGACCGTCGGCTCCACAGAATGGGTGGTACTCCGTTGGTACTCCATATCCCGATCCATATAATCCGGGGCAGCAGATAGTCGCTATCACATTGAATTGGTCTGCCCCCGCAGTGCATCCTGAAGCGGTGATCAACTACGGCATCAACATAGCCCCTTTCGAGTCATATGGGGCCACGACAATTACTACGTCTGTTCCGTATAACGGACTGGAAGTCATTGAGTATCAGATTACCGCATTGACTGCGGCGCATACTGGTCCCGGCCCTGTGAGCGATCCACTCACTATCGTTGTACAAATTACTTAAGGTGATACCATGAAAAAGCACAGTGGGCACGGCCCCAAAAATATTGAAGGCGTAACGGGTGAGGCCATGAAAAAACATGGTCGTAATCTTGCCCGTGCGATGAATCAAGCCAAAGGTAAGGGTCTGCACAAACATTCCGGCGGTCGGGGGCGGTAATGACTAACAAATGGCAGGATTTCAAATTCTTCGGATGGGATGAAGATCCCATCGGGAAGTACAAGCAACCGGAGCCGAATCCGCGTACGGGTCGCGCCGGTCAGCAGGGATACCCTGTTGATGAGGTGGACATGACCGGTACCAAGACCTACGGTCGTTGGATTCGTCCGCTCAATGGCGATAAGAAAGAGCGGATGGAGATTCGCGGTTGCAAAAACACGCAGCGTGGTAAGCGTTTTTACGAAGACGATCAAGATCGTAAGGCTCCGCGTACCAAGCCGCGTAAGCAGGTTGAGAACGGCTAATGGCTATCTCCTATACGGCGGGCACGTACGGTACGAACAATAATCTCTGGCAGATGGTGCAGGATTACACGCAGAACACCGAACCCTCGTTCGTATTCAACATCCCGACGTTTGTCGAGGAAGCCGAGGAACGTATCTACAATACGGTCCAGATTCCGGCTTTGCGTAAGAGCGTCACGGGTAGTGTCACGACGGGGATCCCTTACCTTGGGCTTCCCGCTGATTACCTTGCGCCGTTTGCGATGTCTGTGATCGATCCTGTGACCGCCGCACAGTCCTTCATGCTGAATAAGGACGTGGAGTACATTCGACAGTCTTTCCCCACGCCGGGGTCTGTCGGACAGCCGACTCACTATGCGCAGTTCGATACCGTGTCGTTTATTCTAGGTCCAACGCCAGATCAGACGTACACTGTCGAACTGCATTACTATTACTACCCGCCCAGTATTGTGACGGCAAGTAATTCGTGGGTCGGTACTAATGCGTCCAACGTCCTTTTGTACGGTACGCTTCGCGAAGCGTACCTCTACATGAAGGGCGAACAAGACATGGTGCAGTACTACGAACAGAAGTATCAGGAAGGCATTCAGTTGCTCAAGGATCTTGCTGAAGGCAAGGGTCGCCGTGATACGTATCGTAGTGGTCAGATTCGGATTAACCCGACATGATTAATGAGATTGAAGCCGCATTGGGCAATGTGAAAGTCACCACGGCGGACAACTATTTTCACACGGCTGAAGATCTTGCTGAGATGGCGTTGAACGACATCATTACGGAAAGTGATGACGCGCTTCCTACGATCAAAGACGGCGTTAATCTGTATCGCGAAGCCATTCGGGCGCGGCTTGTCTATTACTTTGAGTTGGCGAGGAAACCCTGATGACCGGCATCGTTCAAACTTTGACCACTTCATTCAAAGTGCAGTTGATGTGCGCGGGGCATAACTTTGCGACAACGACTTCGCTTCCCGCTGCTTCACGGTACACCCAAGACATTTTCTTCATCGCGTTGTACTCCATCATAGGCGGTGCGTCATTGGATGCCACCACGACGGCGTATACGGCATCGGGAGAGATTTCTGGTACGGGATATACCGCTATGGGGCAGCAGTTGAATATCAGTGTGACCCCGTCGAGTTTAGGTACACCCACTACCACCGCGTACATCAGTTTCGCGAATGTAACGTGGACGAACGCTTCGTTTAGTGCTGACGGAGCGCTGATCTATAACACTTCTAACAGTAATGCTGCTGTGGGTGTGTTGAACTTTGGCAGCACTAAAACTGTGACTAATGGAACTTTTCAGATTCAATTCCCGACGGCGGGTACCGGATCCTCTATCATTCAGATTGCTTAAGGAGCAATAGACCATGCAAATTTACAACGTAGGCTTTCGTCCGTCTACCGGTGTGCCTTTGATCACGCTCTTCACCAACGCGGCGGGTTCGTCCACCACGTCCACGGGCCGTTCGCTTCTGATTTTTGAAATCGACATTACGGCGTCTACTACGTCGATTCCGCAGAACGTTGACCAGTTGACGGGTACCGGCGGCACGGCGGCTCCGTTGTCTCCGGCGGCGCATGGAACTTTTCAGATTCAATTCCCGACGGCGGGTACCGGATCCTCTATCATTCAGATTGCTTAAGGAGCAATAGACCATGCAAATTTACAACGTAGGCTTTCGTGCAATCGCCCCGTCTACCGGTGTGCCTTTGATCACGCTCTTCACCAACGCGGCGGGTTCGTCCACCACGTCCACGGGCCGTTCGCTTCTGATTCTTGAAATCGACATTGAAGGCGCTGCCAACAGTTCCAACTACACGGAATTGGGTTTGTATCGTCTGCTTGCTCCGACAGGTGCGGCGAGCAGCACCTTCACGGCGTCTACTACGTCGATTCCGCAGAACGTTGACCAGTTGACGGGTACCGGCGGCACGGCGGCTTCGTTGTCTCCGGCGGCGCAATGCACGGTGACCAACGGCGCTTTTGCTGCGGGTTCCACGTTCCCCGGTGGATTCAGTGGTGTCAGTGCGTTCAACACCAACTCTCCCTTGCACGTTATTGGTTTGAACGTAAACGGTCAGCGTTACTTCTGGCGTGCGAACCCGAACTTGAGCAACGCGATTGTTGTTCCGGGTACGGGTGTTGTTAGCACGTCGCAGTACTCTGGCGCGATCAGCCTCGTGTCGATTGCGGCGGGTACATCTCCGAACGTTTCGGGTCGTATCCAGTTTGCCGAACTGTAATCGGCGATTGTCGATCTGGTGGGGGCAGCATTATGCTGCCCCTACTTCTGTTGTGTTTGGAGTTAAGCCATGCTGTTACTGACTAGCACGTCGGATCTTGTCACCATCACAACCGGATCGGCTGGGACGGTACTTGTCCACACCTCATGGGTGGACAACGCATCCGGTACGATTACGCCGGGGCGTACAGACACGCCTTCAATTACGACAGCGACTACAACCACTATTGTCGCAGCCCCTGCGGCGAGTACGCAGCGTAACGTCAAGAAGATTTCGGTCTTCAACAGTAGCGCTACCGTATCTAACTTGATCACCATCACGCACACGGATGGTACGAACCCTATTACGCTCTTCTCCGCAACACTTGCTCCTAGCGAATCGGTGGAGATGGCAGACAGCGGCAACTTCCAATACTTCGATGCGACGGGCAAGCCGTATCAGACTACGGTATCGGGTGGTGCAGGTGCGTTCACGACCCTAACGGCTTCCAGTACCGTCACATTATCCCCCGCTAGCGCAAACGTCACGATCAGCCCTACCGGCACGGGCACGGTAACGATTAGCCCTGCGAGTACAGTGGCGATCAGTCCTACAGGCGCTTTGACGATTAACCCGACAGCAGCATCTACGCTTAATAACTTGTCTGTTGGTGCTACAACCCCGTCTACCGGTAGATTTACGTTTCTCGGCGCAGGTGTTGCGTCTTCTACGTCGTCTTACGTTACGGCAGCGGCGGGTACGGCGACTGTCGCGCCAATGGTTGTCACGGGTGGTACTAACCTGACCACAGCAGCGGCAGGTGCATTTGAGAACGATGCGATCTGTCCGTACTTCACGACCAATACGACGGATGGTCGAGCGATCATTTCGGCAATTCAGCAGTTCCGTTTAACGGCAAACGGTACAGCGATTTCTACGGTAAATAACTTTTTCGGCACTACGTCGAACATATCTTTAGTGTCTGGCGCGTACTACGAAATTGATATCGAAATGTATTTTACGTGGACATATTCGACAGGTACCGGCATTTTGACATGGAACTTCACTAACTCCGCTGCGCCGACTTCTATGAACATTCACGGTGAGTGGACTCCGGTGGGTGGTATCAACTCGACCACGGGTGCGTCGAATCTTTGCGTTGATATAGTGAACAGCACTTCTGCCGCGCAGACTTTGACTACCGGCGCTATGACAACTACGAACACTCAATACGCGCGATTTAGAATTTTCTTGCATAACGGTACTGGAACTAGTTTGAAGATTCAGGTCACACCCATAACGGGTTCTACCGTTACGCCTCTAGCGGGATCACGTTGGACTTCTCGTCGTATTCCGACGGGTAACACGGGCACGTTCGCCACGTAAGGAACCGACGTGGCAAACCCTGTCGGTATATTTGATCCGGAGTTATCGCAAACCGAATGGTTTGACGTTACAAACGTCATCCAAGGTTGGTTTGATGCGGATCTCGTGTATACCGGCGGGGTCGTTGTCCTACCCGCCGCGCTTCCGGATGATCCGTTCGATATATTCGATCAGGATCAAGCCTACGCGGCTAATGACGCAGACACTACGGATCTGATTGTCTCTACGACATTAAATCCAACAATCCCGCAAGCACCCTACTTTATTGGCGATGATATTGTCGTTGCCGATTGGTGGGAGGACGCGGATGATCCGACGGTCATCGATGCGGAGTGGTCTGGTCCTGTAGTACCCAATGCCCCGCCTCCATTAGTCGAGGATATTTGGGATTGGGATGAACATGCAGATGAAGATTGGTATTTAGATCAAGAATTATCGTTCCTAGCACTTAAGCCCCCACCTATCGATGACTCGTGGGATTGGCATGAAGAAGTAGAAGATGATTGGAACGACGATCAGAATCCGACAAATTCTTTAACCCCTTCGTTAACTCTCAATGATGAATGGGAGTGGTACGAAGAGATTGATGACGCTTGGGAAGCGTTCATTGATCCGAAAGGACAATGGTTACTGGACGGCCTCTATAAGGTTGAGACTTATCAACTATCCGCTACGAATACGGGCGGCTCTTTTACAGAGTATGTCGGATTCCGTTGCGTTGTCGCACAGATAACGACGTACGGTCCGGGCGGTGGCGGTGCCCTCAATAATGCGTTGTATGCGACAGGTGGCAGTGCAGGATCTACTGTCACAGGATTCGTATTACTTTCAGGGTTAGGTACTGAGTCTTTCTCAGGTACGCTACCTCCGGGTGGCGCGGCTGCGACGCTTTACCCTAGTAACGGACAAGACGGCGGTGCGGATACAAACACGCTGCTGACATATACCGATTCGTCCAGTGTAACGCATTCGCCCATCATGATTGGGCGATATGGGTTCGGTGGACAGGCGGGTCCGACTGCTGCGCCTCCAACAGGGGCAGTGGCACTTCCAGCGGATGTCGATCTAACTGTTGTTGTTTCGCCCATTTACTACAACGGTGGCGCAGGACAACTGGGTGGATACAACACGGCAGTTCCTCCCGTGCCGCTGGGTGGTCGCGGCGGTTCTTCGATAGCAGAAGATTCTGCGGGTTCTCCAACTGAGAAGCCCGATCATAACTTCGCTGTACCTACGACCAATCTAGGTGACGCGGGTGGCCCCGGCGGTGGCGGCGCGGGTATTGTCGATCTAACGTCTGCGACGCTTCAAGCGGGTGTGGGCGGTGACGGCGCAGTCGTTATTGTTCTTTGGTACAACTTCCCTGCAAACCTCTTCGTCATTTACGAAGACGCATGGGATTGGAACGGGGACAACGACACCGAGGACAACTGGGAATATTACATCGACACCGAAGTTACTCTTACGAGTAACAGCGCTATTCCTAATTATCTTCTGTGTCTTGAAGACGCATGGGATTGGAACGGGGACAACGACACCGAGGACAACTGGGAATATTACATCGACACCGAAGTTACTCTTACGAGTAACAGTTATGTACCCAATAGGGCCTACATTATTGAGGATGCGTGGGACTGGAACGGAGACAACGACGATTCAGAAGATTTCTGGATGGAGGAAGAGGCTCCACCCATCCCGCCTACAAGCCCGTATTTCATCGAAGATCCGTGGAATTGGGATGAGATCGATGAAGAAGATCTTTGGTGGATTGACGAACTTCCCGTCCCACCATTGCTCAATCTCATTGAAGATCCTTGGAACTGGGACGAGACCGACGAGGAGGACTTCTGGCAAGAGGAGCAGCAGCCTGTTGGTCCTAATGCCCCACCGTCTATAGAAGACGTGTGGGATTGGTCGGGTGATTTGGATGATGCAGAAGACTTTTGGATGGAGGAGGAACAGCCCTCCGCCCCAGTACTCCTGCCTTATTTCATCGAAGATCCGTGGAATTGGGACGAGACGGATGAAGAAGACCTTTGGTGGGTTGATGAACCCGTTGGACCAAACTATATTTTCTTGATCGTCGAAGACGCATGGAACTGGAATGAGTCTGAGGAAGAAGACTTCTGGCAGGAAGAGCAGCAGCCTGTCGGCTTAAACGGACCTATTCTTATTGAGGATGCATGGGACTGGAACGGTGACGGAGATGATGCGGAAGACTTCTGGATGGAGGAGTCGAACCCCACCATACCTGATTATGTCCCCGCCGCGCCTTTGGGATCCCCTGATGATTGGTATTGGGACGAGGAAGTCGTTGAGGACGATTGGTATTGGAGCGATTCGGACCGTTCGGTTTACCCCGTTACCAAGTTCCAAGTCGATACGTTAAGCGTCAACCCTCCGGCGCAGACAACGACCGTCGCGTCTATCGGGACGGTCACCATCGCAATCGTCAGCAATATCGGAATTGTTGTCACCGGCCTTACCGCATATGCTAGAATAAGTCAAGTCAATATCTGGGGTGACATTGACGATAACCAGAATCCAAATTGGGTACCGGTTGACGAAAGTAGCCCTACGCCTCCGACGTGGACTCCTGTCAGTGAAACTTCTTCTGACCCAGTGTGGACACCGGTTAATGAGACAAGTACAACTCCTGTTACGTGGACGCCGATAGATAATTCGTCGCTCGTATCCCCCAACTGGAAACCCGTTAAGGAATAGCCATGTCTAGTACGTATACCTCTAACCTTGCGATCCAGTTGATGGGTACGGGCGATCAGTCCGGCGCATGGGGTGCGACAACCAATTCCAACTTGCAGTACCTAGAAGAAGGCATTACGGGATACCTGAGTTACGCGGTCACGGCATCCAATGCGGTTACTTTGCAGTTGGGACAGGCGAGCGACCCGTCGCCCTCCGCTCGAAATATGATCGTCAATTTGACCAACGGTGGGGCTTCTACAGCCGTCACCATGACGGTTCCCGGTACGGCGTCCAAGTTGTACTTCATTTGGAACCAGACGGGGCAACAGGTCACGGTGCAAGGTTCGACGCCTACGTCAAACACTGTGGTTCTTCCTAGCGGTGCGCAGACGGTCGTGTTCTGCGACGGCGCAAACAATATCTATCCGGCGTTGGGTGCGTTGAGTCTTACGAGCCTTACCGTCTCTACGTTAACGGCGAGTACGTCGATATCCGGCGGTACGGTATCCGGTACGACAATCACAGCATCAACGCAGTTCTTCGGCCCCGGTACGGGACTGACGGGCACGGCTTCAGGTCTATCGATTGGCGGAAACGCTGCCACGGCAACTACTGCTACGACAGCGACTTCAGCGACCACGGCGACCACGGCGACCAACGTTTCGGGCGGTACGGCGACGCTGACGGGCACGAGTACGACCAACACGTACAACATCGGCTATCTTGAAGTCCCGCAGAACGCCAACCCGACGCTGACCACTGATACGTATGCGACTGTGGCTTCAGACAGTGGCAAACACATTTACTACTCGGGCAGTTCGACGTTCAGTTCGACAAGCGGCGCGTCAACGGCATCTACGGTGTCTATCACGTCTGTAGCGTCTAGCGGTGGTGGTACCCGAACGCAGTTTAACTTCACGACCCCCGGCTTCACGTTTGCTACGGGCGCGGTCGTTACGCTTACAAGTATGACTAATACAGCCTATAACGGCACGTATACGGTCTTTAGTGCAACGTCCACTTCAGTTGTTCTTACGGTAGCGTACCAAGGATCGACGTCTGTAACAGGTACGTTGAACTACTGCCTCATAACGATTGGCGGCACGGTGACGGGTACGCTGTATCAGTACCAAGGGCTATCGGGTACGGGGTACTCTAACGGTACGTACATTTCTGCGAGACAGAGCGGTACAGGCGGCGCGGGTACGTATCATATTTACCCGCTTCAGACGGTTACTACTACGACTGTTCTTGGTGGTCCCATCATTTCGGTGACTACCGGTATCTACAATACAGGTACGGTACTGACCATTGTTAATGACGGTAGTACAGCGGCTCCTTTGTCTATCTATTCAACCGACACGGTTTTTGGTGCGGGTACTGGTTACGTCAACACTAGCGGTGTTCACGTACTTTCCCAATACGGTCAAGTCACCCTGCTGAAAGTCGGCTCGACTCGTTGGCAACTTAGCGGCGCGGGTGTCGTCTAATGGGCGGTGTACTCAACGTGTTGTTGACGCATGGTGGTTCCGCCAGTGGTGGCGTCGCTTACAATTCCAGTTTCAGTGTCAATTCGGGGACCGCAGGTAGTACCTCTGCAACGGGGCATTCGTTTACGTACTATGGGTGGTGTCCTGATTACAATACAGGCAATTCAAACTACTTGCCTGATCCATTCGGGATGGGTTCGCTTTCATCAGGTAGTCCTACAGGCGTTAATGGGCTTTCGGTAATCGGCGTCTATGAAGCCTCTCTGCCTGATTTGCTTACCGTGGATCGTGTCGTTGTTTTGTTTGCAGGTAACGTAACGCCAACTGTAAATAGCGTCACTATTGCCGGTACGAATAGACCATTCAATACGTTAGCCACCGTCATCAACCATACGCCTTCGGGCGACACGGCTTGGGTGGGAACGTTGGCGACTACAGGCGTTGCAACGCTGTTCGGATCGTCGGGCGTTAAAACCGTCGTACTTACTTGAGGAACTCATATGGCAATTCTCGACTACATCAAGAACGCTCCTAAGTTCTTCGAACTCTTCAAAGAGGGTAAAGAAGTTGCGGATCCTACAACGTGGAAAAATCGCACAATTGCGACCAATGCAATTCTTGCGCTCCTCGGCACGGCTCTGGCTCTTACCAAGGCTTTCGGTTTCAAACTGGAGTTAGACAGTGACACGCTTCAAGGTCTGGCTGCGGGTACCGTTGCTGTTGTTACTGCTATCAATGCCGTCATGCACACAATTACGTCAGCAAGGGTTGGCGTGTCATCCAACGGCGGGGGTAGTACCCCCGAAGGACCGACAGCCGACACTGGCGAATCTCCAGCAAGCGGAGTTTGATTTAGGTTTTACTTGTACGTTAGAGGAGTAGGAAATGTCATTTTTTACGACGATTGAGAATGATCTGAGCGCGGTGAAGAAGTGGTTTGAAGGCAATCCGATTGTCCAGACCATTGAGGCGGACTTTCATGCCGCTGCCGCTGAACTGGCGAAGATCACCGTTGCGGATCTTGAGAATGCGGTGAAGGTTGTGGGCTTGCGTATCCTGTCGGCGTACGCGACGGGCAATGCGTCGGCGGCTATCGAAGCCGGTATCGCTGTGGCGATTACGGAGTTCAAGGCAATCGGCGCTGATATCTCGGCTAAGTCCGTGCGCACTCTGGTCACGACGATTGTGAATCAGGTTGAGGCAGCAACGACTCCGGCTCCGGTGGTAGCGCCGTAATGATGCACCGTATGAACGTCAGCCCGAACTGCGCTGCCATCACCAAGCAGTTTGAGGGTTGTCAATTGGAAGCCTACCAAGACCCCATTGGTAAGTGGACGGTTGGCTATGGTCATACTGGCCCTGACGTTTATAAGGGACTGACTATTACTCAAGACCGCGCGGATCACCTGCTGATGTTGGATCTTCTGCTCGCGCAGAACACCGTCAACAATCTGGTTGAACCTCAGATCAACCAGAATCAGTTCGATGCGCTGTGTGATTTTGTATTCAATTGCGGCACGGGAAACTTCCAGTCCTCGACCCTGTTGAAACTCATCAATGCAAACGATCTCGCCGACGCCGCAAAAGAATTTGTGAAGTGGGACAAAGCGGCGGGTAAACCGCTTCCCGGTTTGCTTAAACGGCGACAGGCGGAAGCCGCGCTTTTCGTTAGGGTGTAACCATGCCTCTGATCACACTCAAGTTCGTCCCCGGCATCAATAAGGAAGTTACTAACTATTCCGCAAAAGGGGGCTGGGTTGCGTGTGATCACATTCGTTTCCGCGTGGGACATCCGGAAAAGATCGGCGGATACGTCAATTGGAGTACAGCGCTCGGATCTTCGTCTACATTCAATGGCGTAGCCCGAACGCTGTTTCCTTGGGTGACCTATGACGTGCAGACGCTCGTCGCGATGGGTACGAATCAGAAGTACTACATCATCAATACGGCGAACGGCATATTTAACGACATCACACCGATTGCCAGTACGCAAGCGGGGCTTTCCAATCCTTTCACGACAACGACGGGAAGTTCGCTTGTTACTGTTACTGACGCGAATCATGGAGCGACTGCGGGTACGTTTGTAACGCTCGCTGGCTCTCCCACAACAGGATCTGGTGTTAATGGACTCACGAATTTAGTCGGTTCATTTGAGATCCTGACCATCATTGACGCCAACACGTACACCATTTCAGCGTATCCGCAAGTCGCTACATCGACCGGAGGTACGTCGGGTATTACGGGAATTTCCGCTACCTATCAAATTGATGCGGGTAATGCTGTCGAAACAACGGCCCTATCCGGATGGGGTTTTGGACCGTGGGGCGGATATGCGGATGCCTCGTTTAATGGATATATATCCGACGGTACCGGGGTCAATCCTGATAATACGCTGACGGTCGTGGGATCCGTTACGGGTTCCATTGGTCAAGGAATGAACATCGGTGGGATCGGTGTCGCAACCGGTACCGTTATCACAGGTGGCTCGGGACCGTATCAGGTCAGTATCACTCAGTTGACACCGGGATCCCCGACGCCAATCCCCATGACTGCGGGTACGACGGGATGGGGTATCGGCGCGCCCTCCGCGACGGGCGTTCAATTGTTACCGACCATGTGGTCTCAGACCAACACAGGACAGGATCTTGTGTTCGCGCGGTCGTACGACCAACCCTATTATTGGGTGAAAAATACATCGGCTTATTCTGCGGGCATTACGCTCGCTGCGATGTCAGGTACGCAGAATAAGATCACCAAAACGTTGACCGTCGCTGCAACAACGGGGGCAAGTTCGATCACGGTAACCGACACACTCCTGATTGATACTGGCGCGATTGTGTCCGGTCCGGGTATTGCGGCGGGAACTTACGTGATGCCGTCTTGGAATGGCAGCAATACGATTCCATTGTCAAAAGTGACAACAGCGAACATTGCGGCTAACAGTACTCCAATCAATTTTTCGTATTCACAGTATTCGGTGCCCAATGAAGTTGGCATGGTGTTTTCTGACCCTAATGGGTTCATCATCTTTGTCGGCGCGAATCCATACAACCCGACCAACTTCAATACGATCTATGACCCCATGTTGGTGCGGTGGTCCGATCAGAACAACCCATACGATTACGTCCCCACGACGTTCAATCAGGCGGGATCGAATCATCTTCAAAGTGGTTCGTATCTGGTTACGGGCAAATCGACTCGTCAGGAAAACCTGATCTGGTCGAACTCGGCGCTGTACTCTATGCAGTACGTCGGTCCGCCGTACGTCTACAGTTTCACGCTGCTTGCTGACAACATATCGATCATCTCGCAGAATGCGGCGATCACGGTCAACAACATTACGTACTGGATGGGCGTAGACAAGTTCTACGTCTACAACGGTCAAGTTCAGCCATTGCCCTGCACCCTGCGTAACTTCGTCTTCAAGTACCTCAATACTGCGCAATCTTCGCAAGTCGTGTGCGGTATCAACATCGCTTACAACGAAGTATGGTGGCATTACCCGTCAGCAGCGAGTCTCGTCAACGATACGTACGTTGTTTACAACTACTTGGAAAACTCGTGGTACTACGGATCGATGAATCGTTCCGCATGGCTCGGTTCTGAATTGATCCAGTCCTACCCACAGCAGACAGTTGCTGCGGGCACTACTCCGCTTGCAGTGATCAGCGCACAGACCTCGTATCTGAGCGCAGCGATAGGTTCTACGAATGTAACTATCCCCGTCGTTAATGGATTCAGTTATCCCTATACCGGCGTAGTTGTTATCGACAGTGAACAGATCTCGTATACAAACGCCAACGATGGACTGACGTTACTTGTGCAGTCGCGTGGCTATAACAGCACGACCCCTGCGGCACATAGTCAGTACGCTCCGGTTACGCTGTTGGGCGGCAATCAGATCGCACAGCATGAAGTCGGACTGGATGATTACACGTCGGGATCGCAGGTTGCGATCTACGCGTATATTTTGTCTGCCGACATCGACATCAGTGATGGTAATCGTTATCTGATGATCTGGCGCATCATTCCGGATCTGACGTTTACGTTCCAGTCTCCGGCAACGACGAGCAGCGTCACGATGACCGTGAACCCCCGTGCAAACCCCGGTTCGGCATACCTGACAGGTACGCTTCAGAACAATACGTTGACCATGACGGGGGCTAATAACGGAGCCAACGATCCGTGGGGGGATTACGCGACAGGAACCAATGCACCTGTCAGTAGACTGACGCAGCCCGCCCCGCGAGGACTGTATAACTATCCAGTTGAGCAATTTACTGGACAAGTCTACACGCGCGTTCGGGGCCGTCAGTTTTCGTTCCAGTTGCAGTCTACGGGTACGAATATGACGTGGCAGATGGGCGATATGCGCATCGACTACCGTCCGGATGGAGCGCGCTAATGGCAAACAGTACTCGCGCGATTATTCCGCCCAAAGCCCCCAATCTGACCAATGCGCCGACGGATTATGATGCAGCGCACCAAACTCAAATCGGGAGTCAGTTGCGTACTTACTTCCAACAGTCGGACGTGAACAATCAACAGACCACAACGACGTTGAATAGCGCCGTCACGCTCATGTGGTTGGGAGGTCTGTAATGGCGTATCAGAATATTACCGGGACGAAACTGGCGCAGTTCTCGACCGCCACCGCCCTGACGGCAACCGTTTTCACCTGCCCTGCCAACAACCGAGCCTATGTCAAAGACATCGACGTCTGTAATACCACCGGATCTGCCATCACTGCCTCTCTCTATTTGGTTCCAAACGGAGCGACGGCGGGTACGACCAATTCTTTGTTCTATAATGTTCCTATCCCAGCCTACAGCGTCTTCCAATGGACGGGGTCCCAGATCATCAATCCGGGTGACTTCATACAGGCTCAGGCTAGTATCTCGGGCGTAGTCTTTAACATCACCGGAGGGTTGGCGATATGAGCCTTAATTTGTATCCCCCTTCGGTGGGCAGTTCGGAATCGACCATTGCCGCGCCGTGGTACATGCAGGTGGCGCGTGGGCTTGTCCCCGGTGCGTCAGTCGTTAACGTGTATGGGTATCAAAACTCATTCCCCGGTAGCACTGCGTCTAGTGGCGCGTTTTCTACGGTATGGGAACTTAACACTAACGCTTCCTTCACACCGTATGCGTATCCCTCATCGGCAATACAGATGCTGCTTTACAGTACAACACCGGGAACCCCTGCGTCGGATATTAATGTTTCTGTTCTAATCAATGGATTGGATGCAAGTTACAACCCGATATCTGAGACCCTTACGCTGACCAATGGCGCAACGGGCGTTACTACGGTCAACTCGTATCTACGAATTAACAGTATTCAAACCGTTGGATCGGTTAATGCTCTCGGTACTCTATATTTGAGCAATTCGGGCAAGACTGTTACGTATGCAGTAATTGCGTTAACTGGGGGCGTATCTAACGGCAAAAGTCAGATGATGATCTACACCGTGCCGAACGGGTACACGTTTTATCTGACGCGCTCTAATGCGTACTCAAGCCTCAATGGCAACACGGCGGGTAACTACTCGTACTACCGTGTGTACACGCAATCCAATACAGGCGTAATTCAAACGCTTCTTCAGGCCCCATTTACAAACGAATACGGAACCCTTCGCGTTGCGCCACGCCCATACACGCAGAAGACTGATATTCAATGGCAAGTAGCAGCGGCCCCCACATCTGCTTCCGCCGTCGGCATTGGTGTCGAAGGCATCCTCATTTCTAATACGGCGGTGTAACCATGCTTAGACCACTCGCTCATCATCCACACATAGCAGCAGCGGGTCTCTCCTCGCTCGGTCGTGGTGATGACAAAATGCTCGTCCACATGACCCCGCACGAGGTCGGTGGGCTTCGTCAATTGGCTATGGCAGCGGGTGGTGATCTATCGATCAACCCCGCCACGGGCCTTTACGAAGCGGGGTTCTTGTCCTCGCTCTTGCCCATGATCGCGGGTGGGCTTCTGTCAATGACGGGTATTGGTGCGCCTTTGGGTGCTGCCATCGTCGGCGCAGGTGATGCAGCAATCACTGGTAGTTGGAAAAAAGGTCTCATGGCGGGTATCGGCGCGTACGGCGGTGCGAGCCTTGCCTCGGGCCTTGGTGCTGCGGGTTCTGTGGCTAATACTTCGGCGGATGCTGTAAGCGCAGCCAATGCAGCCGCGCCTAGCGCAACACAAGGCATCACTGACGCTGCGGGAATAACGCAGACCGCCTCCGCTGCCCCCGCCGTCGGAACTGTCCCTGCGGGTAATGGAATTGCAAGTCTTACTCCGCCTGTTTCGGCTGCTCCGCCTGTCCCTACTACGCCGTCGATTCCCTCGTCACTCGCGGCTCCGGCCCCGACTCCGCCTCCGCCTGTAACTCCCACTGCTGCTCCGACGCCTACGGGGGCACCACCTCCGGCAACGATGGATCAACTCAACGCGGCGCAGAAGGCAACGCTGAAGGCTCTGCCTGTGGATCAGCAAGGCGCGTATCTCCAGAACTTGGGGGTGCGGAATGCTATGCAGGGTGCATCGGCCTCGGGAGTATGGAACCCAACGTTCGGTCAAGCGGCTTCGAATATGAAGGCAGGTCTTGGCACCCTGAACACCATGCAGGGATGGGGCAATCTCGGTTCGACGATGGGCACGACGGGCATGGCGGCTACGGCTCTGCCTATTGCGCAGACGCTCTCGCAGTTCAATCAATCTACGGGTGTACCGACAAACGCTCAGACGCCGGTCGAGTATTACAACACCGTCTATGATCCTCGTACACAGACGTACTCGCGAGGCAATTGGACGACGCAGTTTGCGGGTAACGGTTACACGGGCGCGCCGGGACAAGGGCAAGTGGCTAACACCAAAGGCCCCTTGGGATCATACGTTGATCCTTACACTGGCCTGACGGCGGTCAAAGAAGGTGGGCCGATCAAGCACATGGCCTCGGGTGGACAAACGAGTAGTAACCTTCAGGACTACTACAAGAGCCTGATGAGCGGAAATACTTCTGTCTCACCGTTGCAGTCGGTCAACCCTAGTGCCAACAACGCTTTCATGGCGAATCTTGCTCAGGGAACTGCGCCTACCACTCCAATCGGTGGCGCGGGCATGCAGTTCTTGACCAATCAGCAACCGCAGTCGGCGACCAATCCTTACGGTTATACGGCTCCTCCGCCGGGAGCGACGGGAGCGACGGGAGCGACGGGTACTGCGGCTACAAGTACTGGCACGGGGGCGACGATGCCCGCAGGGCTGCGCAGTCTTATGGGGGGGATGTTCGGGGGCAATATCGCACCCGATGCCTCTCAGATGGCGGCAATTCCTACGTATACGTGGAACCCCGCTACGCAGTCGTTTACTCAGACGAGTTCCGGTTATGCCGGACAAGGCGACGGTGGCGGCAAAGCGGCTGGCGGCGGTATTGCGTCATTGAATACTTTCTCAGGTGGTGGTACACCGGGGCTGGGTTCGTATTCGGATGGCGGTCGCGCGCTCAAGGGTCCGGGGGATGGCATGTCCGATTCTATCCCGGCGCATATTATTGGGAATAAGCCCCAACCCGCTGCCCTCGCCGATGGGGAGTTCGTCATCCCGGCGGACGTGGTCTCTCACCTCGGCAACGGTTCGACGGATGCGGGGTCGCGCGTCCTCTATAAGATGATGGACAAGGTACGTCAGGCTCGCACGGGTAACCCGGAGCAGGGCAAGCAGATCAATCCCAACAAATTTATTCCGGCTTAGGAGAAGAACATGAGTCAAGGTGGAGTGATGCCTACGGGCATGCAGAATCAGACCGCATCATTGAAACCCCCTACCTCGCCGACCCCCGGCATGGGTAATCAGATGGGTGGCTTTGGTGGGCAAGCAATGAGCGGGACGCCGGGGGGTTTTGGTATGCCTTCGGGTGGCTTTGGTGGTACGGCGGGTAAACCGTCGGCTCCCGGCGGTCAGACAATGCCGATGCAGGGCGGACAGTTGGGGCAGAATTTCCCAACGCAGCAAGGGCAGTTTTTGCAGAACATAGCGCAAGGTACGGCGCAGTCTGCCCTTGGCGGAAATCAGATGTTGCAGCCGATGCAGCAAGCCGCCTTGCAAAATAACTTAACTCAGCGAAATCAGCCGTACCAGAATTTTGGTGTGATACCTTCCGCAGGTCTTGCCTCCCTCACTCCGCAGCAACCTCAGATGTCCGGCTTGCAGCACTACGGCCTGCAGGGTCAGGGTCATCAGTAATGGCGCTGACCGTCACCTATATACCGTATGGGCAACTTAGTTACGTGTTGCCCAAGGTTATCCACAACCTGAAAAAGTCAGAGTTGTGGACTAGGGGACGGGCAAGCATGGATGACATCGTGCGCTTTCTCTACACCATGCATATGCAGTTGTGGGCGGTGCACGATCCTGAAACGGAAGACGTTTGGGGCTACGTCATCACAGAGATTAAGCAGTATCCCTTGTGCAAGATGCTGGTGTTCCAGTACAGCGCGGGTGATGAGGGAGTGCTTAATCTCTCTGGTGATTTGGTGTTTGAAGAGTTGGAGAAGTTCGCAAAGAGCGAAAACTGTCAGGGGATTGAATTCTTCGGACGCCCCGGTTGGCGTAATCATGCTCGTAAGCATGGTTGCACATCACAGACTGTAGTCTATGAGAAGTTCTTCTGATGACAACTCACATACAATTGATTCAACTCGGCGGCTTAGAGGGACTCCTTTATGCCTTCGATAAACGTGGTGAGGGCCTCATGATGCATACACATGAGGCTGATACCGCGCACGATATTTTGGTCATGAAAGGTACCGTTAGAGTTTCAGGAACCGCTCCTACAGAGATACTTGTAGAAGGCGATCACTTGAATCTTCATTGGTACCTTGATCACGAAGTTTTGGCCCTTGAAGATGACACGGTCATCTTCAATCGGTTTCTGAACGGCATACCTGCGCCGTTCCGTAACCTGCCTTTGGATCGACGTGTGGGTAGCGTGGAAGACACGCTGCATCGCTCGATCCCTTACCACACAGTTTTGAGGTGACCTATGTGCGGCGGCGGTAGTCAGAGTTCACAACCGGTACAGTCGACTTCCTATACCACTAATTTACCGTCTTACCTTCAGGGGCCGGTAGAGCAGTTGGCAGGGCAATCGCTTGCGTTGACTAATACAGCGACTAACCCATACCAATCTTACATTGGCAATGCGGCTGCGGGCGGTCAGGGCATTCAAGGCACGACAGTTGCCGGAATGACCCCGATGCAGATACAGGCCATGCAGAATGCGCAGCAGATGAATGTCTCGCCGCAGACAAGTCAAGCGACGGGCATGGCGGGTATGGTGGGGTCGATGGCAACCGATCCGTCGCAGTACGGCGCGGCCCTTCAGAATTACATGTCACCTTACACGCAGAACGTTATCAATCAGCAGCAAAACGCTGCGGTTGCCGACTATGCGCGGAGTCTTCCGCAGTTGGGTGCCAATGCGGCTCGTATGGGGCAGTTGGGTAGCGACCGCGACGCCCTTGTGCAGTCTGAAGCCAACCGCAACTTGCAGTCGCAATTGCAGGGCATCACGGCATCTGGTCTACAGAACGCGTATCAGAATGCGCAGAGTACGTTGCAGGGTCAACAGCAGATGGGCCTTGGTGCAGCGCAGCAGTTGGGGACGTTGGGTCAGAACGACTACGCACAAGCGATGGGTATCTTGCAAGCGCAGAACGCGCTCGGTACTCAACAGCAGCAGTTATCGCAGAACGTTAACAACGCGCTCAATCAGAACTTCCAGAACGCGATCAATTACCCGTATGCGCAACAGGCGTTCTTGTCGGGCATCTTGCACGGCACATCCCCGGGCGCGTTGGGTTCGCAGCAGTCCAGTTCGACCTACACTCAGGCTCCTAGCATGGGGCAGCAGGTGGTCGGCGGTGCAACATCTATGGCAGGTCTCGCTGGCTTGTTTGGAGCAGCCTAATGAGTATTCAGGATCTCGCGCTTAATCCGACTGTGGGTCAGGCGGCTAGCAAAGCCCCGCTTAAGAATATGACCCGCGCCCAAGCGATTCAGTATTGCTTGGACAACAAACTGCCTATGGCGCTTGCCGTAGGCGTCGGCGACAACATTGCGCTTCAGAAAGAAAAGGCGCAGATGGCAGCGGCTCAACAGCCGCAGAAACCGCCCGTCATTCAGGCTATTCATCAGCAAGCGGAAATGGCAATGCAGCAGCACGCTGCGGATCAGGCACGTCAGGGTGGTATCGCTGATCTGCCTGTTGATCCGGGTATGTACTCGTTCAACAAGCCCGGGATGAAGAAGGGTGGCATCGTAGCGTTTGATGGCGAAGATGGGTCTTACGTAAACTCTTCTAATACGCCTGATTCCGGTTCAACGTTGTCGAAACTCGGGCAGATGTTTAACCCTGTCGCTCCCGCCGCTGCGGATACGCGCCCTGCAACTCCTACCCCGACTCCGGCTGCGGTTAAACCTGCGGAACCTGTGGCGGACTTTATGATCGCCGAAGCAAAGCGTGGCCCGTCGGACGAAGATAAGAAACTCACAACACCGAAGCCCACTACCAAGCGTGGCGCAATTACGGATGTAGCACATGCTATTGCTCCCGATGCGGCTCCGTTGGCGTTTAATACGTCCGAATCTGCTCAGTTTACGCTCCCTAAAGACTCGCCGCCTTGGTTGGTATCGTTGTATAACGACCATCAAAATTTGTCTCGGGATTTGGGCAAGAAAGCCGAAGCGTATGATCCGGGTAATATCAATGACTTCGTCGCCAAAATGTCCGATGTGAACAACCCGCGCAATGCCGATACAAAAGAGTTCCTTGAGAATCTTTCTACGCAATCTGCTGATGCTCTCAAACGCAAAGATCAAGCCAAGTGGATGGCGCTGATTAACTTCGGTCACGGCGTCGCTAATGCAAATCCTCACGCAGGGTTCTTAGCGGCAGTCACGTCGGGTGGGCAACAGGCCGGGGCGCAGTACACGAAAGATCTCGCTGACGTTCGCGCTGCGCAGAATGATGTGACTAAGAACAAATACATGGCGCAGCAGCATCTTCAAGATGGTGCGATCAATGCTTATGAGAAACAAGCCGCCAAGTTTGAGATGCTGAATGACCGCAAGTATCAGGCGGATACCAAGTTCCAAGATACGATGGGTCAGGTTCTTGGCGGCCTTGCCCATGCCAAAATTATGGCGACGCAGAAGGCATATTTTGAACCGGTTGAGTCGCAGCAGTGGCGCGCGCTCAAACAAGCGCATCCGGATTGGACGCCGGAGCAGATGATTACGGCTATGCCGAAGGGCTTTGCGGCTACGACAAGTGCCGGGGCGCGCGCTACCGCTGCGGAAGTGGCTGCGGCATCGGCAGCGCTTAAAAATATCACTGATCCCGGTAGAGATAGCCGGGCGCTTCCTAATGATCCGGGGCATGCTCAATGGCAGCAAGAGGTTGATCATTGGACTTCTATCATCCAACAAGGGGGCGGTGCTAGTGCAGCACCTCCATCGCCGCAGTATCAAGAAGGACAGACGGCTACAAATCCAAGTACCGGCAAGGCAATGATTTTCCATAATGGTCAGTGGGTCGCGAAATAAGGAACCCTCATGCCTAATGAACTTCCTGAAGGGTTTGTTTTAGACGCACCCTCGCCTAAATCTAATGCGCTTCCAGAAGGGTTCCAATTGGACCCGCCCGCAAAACCCAAACCCGTCGCAGGGTTCTGGAGTTCTTTTGGGCATGAAGCCGCAACGTCTTTGGATCTGCCTAAAGCCCTTGATTACGCCGCTACGCAAGACAGTCCTTATTTCACGCAGGAAGAAAAAGACAAGATCCGCAGAAAGTTTCTTGCTGCGCGTGAACCGAACGAACGACAGTTAAACTGGAAAGATGTACATGGCGTAGGAGACTTTTTAACGTACGGTGCAGAAGCGGCTGGTAATTTGGCTGGCTACGTTGCCGCCCCAATGGCTATTGGCGCAGTGTCGGGTCCGGCTGCTATCGGTACCACCCCCGCCACATTCTTTGCACAGCACGAAGTCAGCAACCTTGAGTCTCAGGCTCGCGCACAAGAAGCCGACATTGCTGCGGGTAAGAAGCCGCGCGAAACATCGACAGGCAAATCGCTCGTTGCCTCTGCGGGTCAAACCGCATTTGACGTGTTTGGTGGCAAACTCTTTACGTCAATTCCCGGCGTTAACAAGATGATGGGCAAAATGCCCATTCTGCGTGATCTTGTTGGCGAGAGTGCTGAACCGCTTGAAGGTGAGACGGCTGAACAAGCGGCAGCGCGCGCTTCTAAAGAAGCACAAGATAAAATCATTCAGGCTTCTCAAGACGGCAAACTCACATATAAAAATGGTATAGCCAAAGGCGTCGCTAAAGGCGTGGGCTTTGCCGTGCCTCAGTCGCTTGCCAGTACGATCTTGGATCGTTGGCAGTCGGGTGAATCGAACGACGTCTTTAATGACCCCGATGCTGCTCACGCATGGAGAGACTCTCTTCTGCAAGGTGCTGTCTTAGGCATGACGCTTGGCGTCGGCGAAGGCGCGTTCCATACCCGTGCGGAACGTAAACAGGCTGCGGATCTTATTGGGCAGCGCAAGGCTGAAGAAAAAGCCGCTGCTGAAGCGGCGGCTGATGCGGAGAAGAAAATAACGGAGACTCCCAAGACTGCGGATCCGTTACTCGGTCAGGCGCGCGATGTCATTATGGCTACAGGCGACGCTACTCGTGCCGACCATATTGCTGCTCTTATGGCGCAGGTTAAGGACGAGGACGGTAATCCTATCCCGCACTCAAAAGCGACGTCATTGTTTAATGCGTTGACAAAGAAGTCTGCGGGAGACATGCAAGTCAAATTCTCTAAGCCCGATCCGCAAACGGGCGTACTCTCCATTAAGAACAAACTTACGGGAGAAGAGGAAGCACCAGCGGCTGCACCGCACACGACCGAAGATCTTCTGGCTGAACCCGCAGCCGTTGCGGAAACTCATGTCGATGATCCTACGAGTCACAAAGGCACAGTGGATCCGGACAACACTCTTGCTCAAGAAGACGCAGAAGGAAAAAACGCAGATGACGTCGGCGCATTGGCTCCGGGCGAGGCAACTACGCCTCCGCACCAAACTGTCCAAGACGAAGGAGCAGTCCGTGGAAAAACCGATACTGAAGTTTCGGGTTCCGAAGGAGGAGACACTGGAGATAACACAGGAGGGACTGGAGGAGGCGCTAAGTTGCCTACACTTTCAGATCCCGCCGACGAGCAGCGAATTGGACGCGTTGACAGTGAGGGAGTGGATAATACTAAGCCAAGTACTCCAACAACTGATGAAGGAACGGCAGGTGAGCAGCCTCCAGTAGCGTCTGAACCCCCGCCTATCATTCCTCCAATTGAGACGCCGCCCGTTGCCGACCCGCCGCCTAAACCTGCGGAAGTCACGCCTGTCCACGATAAAGGTCAGATTGAGTCTGATCTTAGAGCAATGGCTGACGCTAATGGGAACATTAAGGGATCCGATGCTGCGGAGTATGTTCGCACGCACTCTCCAAATGCGTTTCACCGATACATTGCCGGACTTGTCGGTAAGATGGTTGGGCACTTTGAACGTGCCGGATTCAAAATCAACGTTCGTTTTGAAGACCCAAATAACCCCCATATCTCCAGTTCAAGTATAAAGTCCGGGGCTAGTGGCGCTACAAGTTTTCATTTACGCGATAGCGGAACTGACGCTAATACAATCACTATTCTTCTTTCTGGTAACAATCTTCGTACGGCTAAACGCCCTGCCAGATTTAGGGACGGCACGCCTACAACTATCGAAGCATATCCGGAACAAGCCAAAAACCCTGACACCATTGCCGGACATGACACGATTCTGCATGAATTGATCCACGCGGTAACGGCTCATGCGATTGAGTACGGCGCGTACTACGCTCAGAACAACGCGGATATACCGGCATCACGTCGGTCCAAGTCATATCTAGTTGATGCCTATAACGACTTGGCTGCGCTCCATAAACATGTTGTGGATCGCATTAATAAGATTCCTGACAACAAATTATCACCTGTTGAAAAGCGGCTTAAAAACTTTAGCAACATGATGGATAACCCGCACGAGTTGCTTACGTGGGGATTGTCGGACCCGGAGGCTGCGGAATGGCTATCGACTGTACCGTACAAGTCTGGCGGCAAACTCACCAACGCGTGGCGCGCTATCGTCGATACAGTGGCGAAAATCCTTGGCGTTGATCCTGCTAAAAAGAACGCACTGAACGAATTGCTGCGAGTCAGCGAGAAGTACATTAGTAAAGACTCAACCAAGCAAGTGCTTGCGTTGCGTAAGAAGTATTCTAAAGAACCGACCTATCTAACGGACGTTACTTTTGCGCGAGCATTAGAACAGCGCAAAAAGGCCCCTAAAGCCCCAACGACTCCGGAAGAGTGGGAGCGTCTTCGCGCCGAAGAACTGGAGGCCAAGTCCCTTAAGGGTAAGGTCAAACAGAGTATCATGGACCTGTGGAAAGGTGCCAAGAGCGGTGCGTACGACAAATTGGTCACGCTGTTCCAGAATGAATGGCGTCCGCTTAAGTTGCTTGAACATATGCGGGATCTTGCTAACTCCAACGTCATTGGCGGGGACAAGGCAACCAACATCTACACCAATCTGATTGGCGCAATGGATCGTGCATCAAGCCTGATGGCAATGCACTTGAACCCGTTGTTCCAAGAAGTGCGGAATCAGATTCGTTCTTTCGCTAAGAATAATGATCTGTCATGGAACGAAGCGTTGGCCCGCCTTGACGGAATGCGTGTCTCGCTACACGAGCCTGAGCGCCGTCGTACGGTCTTTGTCCGCGAAGCACCATTGAAGACTGCACCACGGGCATATCAAGACGCCAACGGCAATACCGTCATGATGTCTCCGGCGGATCGTCGACAGCGCATCCTCGACAAAATCGCTGATGCCAATGTCTCGGCTGCGGACAAAGAGAAACTGGAACAAGCCCTGCACAAGATGGTCTTTGAGAAAGATGCTAAGGGCAACTTTGTCAATCTGGATGAGAATGGTCATAGCCCAACGAAAGGCAAGGGGCCGAAGTCCATCGACGAGAATTCACCGGAGTACAACGTTGTCGGTGGATACAACTCGGACTTCATCAAGCAACTCCGCCAAGGGTACGATGACGCTACCGCCAATGGTGCGAATCCAGAAATCAACCGCATCTTTGATCTGTTAAAAGAGATCGAAGCGAAGGGGCGTGAGTTCGACCGTGCTGCCAATTACTGGACGAACTACACGGACGGTATCGTTGCCGCCTACGGGTGGAAAAACTACGTGCCGTTCAAAGGTCTTGGTGGGCAGGAAGCGAAGTTCGAATTGAACGGCAAATACAAGGGTGTCAGTGGCGAACACGCTGACGCGCCGAACGCGTTCGAAGCCCGTGAATCTGAGGCCGACAACAGTCTTCTCCAAACGATGGTCGACGCCTCCCGTGCCGCAGGGCGCGCAGGACGTAAGGATGTCACCAAGATTCTGAAGAACCTCATCAACGCCAAAGATGGCATGGGGATCAACGGCAAGTTGGTGAAGACTCTGACCGCGCAAGAGCGTTACGAAAACAAAGTCGACATGAGTGAGTACAAGAAGAGGGGCAACTTCTTCCACTACATGCCGAACGGCGACATCGAAGTGTACTCACTGACCAAAGATCCTGAGATTCTTGACGCGATTCGCCGACCGTTCGAAGAGGCTGGCCCAGTGCAGCGCGTCTTAAACGGGCTTACGGGCTTCATGGGTAAACAGCACACCCGGTATAACCTCGCGTTCGCTCCCATGAACTATGTGAAGCATACGTTATCTAACGCCTATAACTTGACGGGACATGCTGGGTTAGGTACGGCGGTAGACTATCTTGGGGCGACCGTTGGTAACACGGGGAACATGCTCAAGGCGGCGACGTTCGCCAAGCACCTTGTCTCCGGCGACGCTGATGCCATCGACAAGATGCGGAACAGTTCCGACCCGTTCATCCGCAACATGGTCGAGTACATGGAAGAGGGCGGACGCACGACATACGGTCAGACGTACTCCATCACCTCCAAGATGGACGACATTAAGAAGACTGTTGGACGAGGCAACGTTCTGCACAACGCGCAGCAGATCGCGCATTACTTCGATGCCTACCAAGACATGTTTGACCTCACGAGTCGTACCTCTGCGTACGGCGTGATCAAACAGAAACTGATGCAAGAAGGCATGACGGAACCGCAAGCGCGAGAACTCGCAGCGGCACAGGCCAAGGAACTGACCAACTATCGCTTGATCGGTAAGTACGGTCGCTCGGCGGGGGGACTGTTCATGTTCTTCCGTCCTGCGGCATCGTCGGCGGTTGCTGCCATCGATACGCTGCGCCCTGCGTTCCAGTCCGTGAAGTCTGTCCTCGCCAAGTATCCTGAGAGCGTTCTTAAGGATCCGGCGAAGAAACAGGCGATCATCGACAACCACGTCAAGTTGCAGCAGAACACTAAGCGCTTGGCAGTCTCATTGGTGGGTGCCGGAGCCGCGCTCTACACGATGGCATTCTTGGCATCGGACAACGACGAGCAGGGGCGTAACCGCGTCGCGTCGGATGATAAGGCGCGGTGGACTCGCTATATGCGTCTGCCGATTTTGGGTGATGCAGCGAACGGGTTCTTCCAGTTGCCGTGGGGCTTCGGCCTTGGTGGTCTGGGCGCGCTTGGTGCGCAACTTGCGGCCTTGTCGTACGGACATCAAAAACCCAGCGAAGCGGCGGGCAACATTATTAACATTGCCGCAGAATCTTTCTTGCCGATCACCCCGTCGCACATCAATCCGACCGACAATTTGTTCGCGTTCATGCTCGACACGGTCACGCCTAGCGGCTTGCGTCCGTGGGTAGAGTACGCCATGAACCGCGACGATATGGGCAATGAAATCTTTAACGCACGGCAAGGCAAGTACAGCGATGTGTTTACCGGCGGTGACCACATCCCGCAAGGCTATAAAGACATTGCTCGTATGCTCTATCGGTTGACGGACTACAAGTTAGAAGTTAGCCCGAACACCTTGTACTTCTTCGCGACGCACTACTTCGACGCCATTGGGCGCATTGCCAACATGGGTTATGACCTGAAGTTGATGGCGGATGGGAACAAGCACTTCGACTACAAACACGACCTCCCGCTTACGGATAGTTTCGTGGGTACGTACTCCAACGTGGACGCTCGGCAGTGGCAAGGGATCCAGAAACAATTGGATGAGAAGTCCCGAACGTTAAACACGTTGAAGAAGACGGACTCGGATGCTTACGTGAAATATATGATGGAGCATCCAACGGAGCAGTTCTTAGTCAACAATTATCATCATATGGCGAATGCTCAGTTAAAAGAGTTAGCGGCACGACGTTTGTCCATTCAATTGGCACCGGATGAACAGATACCGCCATTGCAGCGCGAAGAGATCGTTAAGGAGATCCGTTTACATGAGAACGCGATCAAATCCAATCTCATCGCGCGATACCATGAAATGGGTATCGATCCTTAACGGATACGCCATACCCGTACTCCAAGGTAGCCGTCTTTCGTAGTGGTGAGGGCTTTAACCTTCACCCCGGCTACCTTGGAGCGTGTGTCAATGACGTAGATCATTTGAGCGGGTTGAAGCGTTGGTATAAAAAAACTCTCACCCACGTCCAACGCTTCAAACGGCAGGAGCCAATTTGGCTCTTGAAACTCATTCAGTTCCATCGGACTTCTGCAAATCGCTCAAGAGCGCCGGGGCGAACTCTATGCAGTTTACCGCCGGGGAAGACCCAGTTCCTGACTTCCACCCCGTACCCAAGCGCATCTTCTTGATCCCCCGGCACATGCCATCCTTCTCCATCGCGGTGAAGAACTCGTCCTCGCTGACTTGCTTGCTCGACAAGAACTTCTTGAACGCCGACGATAGATAGAATATTCCTTTATCAGTCTCAATACGACCTATCAACTCGTTCCTCGGTTCTTGCACGACGCGCTGCTCTTCCGTATTGATGATGAGGAACTTATCGATGTTCCGCAGGTAGTACTCGCCGATCAATGGCGGGTAGTCGAACGTCTCCAACTTCACAACCTTATCCCGAATGCGAATCATCTCAAGGATGACGCCGTTGAAAATTCGATCCAGATCAAACTCAAAGATCTTAGCCTCGTTCGCTAACTCACCTGCCGCCAGACACGCGGTGAGGATGTCGCCGTAGAATCGATACGCAATGCTCTTGGAGAAACTCTTAGAGAATTTGTCCATGTAGTAGTCCAACAACTTCTGGATCTTTTTGTCGCCTACCTTAAAGACCTGCTTGATGAACTCAGGCCCTGCCCATCCGTAGTTCGCCATCAAGATGCCCATGTCTCGACGCCCGACCTCACTGTCTTCCCACAGTTTGGGGCGTGGCAGATTGAGTTGAATCAGACGCGCCATCTCTCCGGTTGGCTTGTCTTTGAGTTCAAGCAGGATCTCGTGATAGTCACGGTTGCCTGTCAGGATGGATAGGGTCGCTGCCGGGAGTTGCAACTCACGCTCCGCATCAATGGAGTGCTGTAAACGGATCTTGCCGCTGCCCTGTGAGATCTGATGAATCATATACGACAGCGCTTTGGAGTCGATGTTGCCGGTCTCGTCGAGTCCCAATGGCATGTTCTTCAAAGACAGATAGCGCTGCATCAGGCCCATCTGTGTCGATCCCGTGCCTTCCACGATGCTCTGCCGCTTAGGATGGCCCCAGATACCCAACGCTGCGTAGAGCGTCGCGGACTTGCCGTGGCCTGTTCCGGCGCTGACCAGACCAATGGTGCCACCCGGACTCGCGGTATAGCGCATCAAAGACGCACCCAATCCTGCTAACGGACCGGCGAAAGCGTGAATTTCAAATCCCGGTTCGTTGAAGACTTTAATACCTGACTGCCATTCCTCGTAACTGCCTTCACGACGAAACAGTTTTGAGATGCCGTGAATGGCTACAGAGGTTGCCGCAGCGCGCTCTGATCCGTCGGGGCGAATCTCAATGTTGCCCACAATGAATGCGTCGCACTTCTCGGACCAACCCATTTGCATACGCATGATTTCCGCCGCCTCTTTCTCTTGCAGGTAGATCGTCCACTTCTTCAAATATGCCAACACCAACTTGGCATGACCGGGGTTCTCTATGATCTCTCCGGCAATACCCATCACGCGGGTCAACTCTGCCAGCGACGCAATGTGCTTCATCGGCAATGGGAATTCTAACGGTTCGTCTCTCGGCTTCAGTTGCCGCATCACGAGCATTTCACCGTCCGGCCCACCCACCACGCGCTTGATTGGGAACATGTCATGGTGCAAGACGCAGGTCGTCGACTCTATGGAATTACCGTCATCGTCTTCTTCACTTGAGGTGTAATAGATGCCTCCGTTCTTGCCTCGGCTAAACGGGAAGAGTGATTTCGGAAAGAGAGGAATTGCTTTGGGATCCTCTTCGATCCAAACTGCGTCCGTTTCAGTGGCTTCTTCTGCATACGGGGCTACCTGAACCTTTGCGCCTATTTCGATGGGCGACGTGATTTTGAGTTTGCAGTCCTTGCAGTACTGCGGATAGTTAGAGCGGAACCAATTGCAGGTTCGCGGCCCTTTCCATTCTGCTGATGCCTTGGCTTCCGTTGCTTCCCAGTTGTACTGCGGATGGTCTTCAGAAAGCGCGTGGATGGCTATGTCACGGTCTTCGCACTTATTGGCGATAGACAGTCCGGCAGTCCACAGGTCATATCCCAAAGTCTTGGCGTTGAGAAGCATGTTGCGAATCTGTCCACACCCATGCCCTTCCGCAGTCTTTTCTACAATCAGTTCAAAACTAGACGCGCGGTTCTTGAAAATCGCGGTATCGTCATCTAGACCTTTCTCTACTGATGCTAGGACATGATTAATTTCGGGGGTGGTTTGATCAACTTCGACTTCGCCTAGAAGATTCTTAAAGTTGTCAAAGTCAAACTGATAAAAGTGACACGACTCGACCGCAGTAAGAACGTGTGGCGTGTGTTTGTAATTAAAGGTGTTGGGGCAACGCATTACGCGCGCTGCGTCGGCAGTCACCGTCTTGTCGATCAACAGCCCGTTGTCTACGCAGAACGCTTTGAACTTCTCCGCGTATACCTTCCACTCAGCCGTCGGTACGTCTTCAGTAAAAGGCCACCACACCTGAATACCAGTGCCTGAATTAACCACGTATGGCGGCGGTATCTCGGTCTTGTCAAGGAAGTCACGCAGACCGGTGCGCGCGGATTCTTGTGTCGGGTATTTGTTTTCTTCCGGACCTACGTCCAGATCCACAAAGAACGCGCGAGACCATTGCGCGTTGTCTGCTTTGCGGCTGTAGTCTTTGAATGTGTTAGCGGCTATGTAGACGCTATAAGAATCGTCTTTGAACGTTTGGATTTCATGGAGTACGCCGTCGAGTGTCTCTGCGAACCGATTGAACGCCCTGCCGTTCCTGATCCCGGTTACACAATAGACACCCTGCGACGGTAGGATTTTCTCGTAGAATTGTTTTTCCATAATACCGTTTCGCAGAGAAAAAAAGGGCGGGGGTCGCGCATCCGACACCCCGCCAACTTCAATCAAATATTAAATTTTTACGCCAAGCATCTCTTCAATATAAGCCTTCGCATCAGGCATGTTGCGCGCCGGAAGCCGCCCCATGCTCATGTCTTCTTGTACGATCTTCATGAAGGCCTCGACGATTCGACGCTTCTTCTCCCGAACACCCTGACCGCGAAACCAACTATAGACTGTGGTTGGCGTTGTCTCCAACGCCACTGCCACATAGGTAGCAGGTAGATTTGTCTTGACGCAGAGTCGTGCCAACTCTACGCCAAGACTATCTACGGTCTGCTTGTTGAGTTCTAATAAGAACTTTTCGCTGTAAGAGCGTGGCATAAACTTACTTCTTCTTGCCCCACTTCTTCAAGACATCCGACATGTCCGACTCAGCAGGAGCCTCAGTCGCCTTCGGTGTATCACGCGCCACAGGCTCAGAAATGACAACGTCTTCTTCGCGCTGCGGTGCAGCAGCAAACGGCATCGGCTCCATGCCTTCACCTTTGCCTTTGTCCTGCTGAAACACCGTCATCTTCACAGCGTGGGTCGCAGCAGCGCTCAAGCCCTGATCGCGGATGGTCTCCAGATGCTCAGTCGGCACCGCAGCGGCAGCGGAGAAGAGCAACTTCGGAACAGGCGAGTTCGTATCGAACTGCATGCGAGTGATGACTCGACCTGCGCTAACATTATTATTAGCCAACATCTGCACGTAGGACTTGAACGGATACTTGCCGTTCTCTTCCTTACCGAACACAGACGTCGCCGGAAGAACCAACTGCATGACATCGCCATCCGGATCGTTAGGCAACACCACAGCGGTGCGCCACGACAGACGGCAAGCGGTGCCCTGACCCGTGTAGCCCGAACCTTTCACGCTGAACTGGCACTGATCACACGCAGACGCTTGCGGCGTCTTGCACTCAGGATCCGGCACCTTGCTATTGTTCGACCAACACGTCGGCGATACCTTCGCGCCTTCCTGATAGCCCTGCGTGTACAACGTACGCGCGGGGTTGTGCGCCATCTTTACAAAGATGATGTTCATGTGGCGGTCTTCGATAGCAGCGACCTGCTTACCGCCCGACATCTTGCGGAACACGCCGCCCTTGATAGAGATGCGCTTATTGAAGTTGCTGTTACCCACAACGGCGCGGGTGTCATCGTCAAGCCCCGTCACAACAACGGCCTGACTCTGGATCGCTTTGATTACATCGTAACTCATGATTACTCCTGAATGGATTCTTTAGAGGACTTGCGAATGCTGACAGCAAACTCGCGCATCACATTTACACCGGGGGGAAGACCATCGCCATTATGCTCAGACAAGAACTGTTTAAAATTACTCTGGTGGATGCGCTTCTCAAAGAGGTCAACGGCTTGATGCTCAAGCACGAACGCCTTAAAGCCATCCCAATCATTGCAGATGTAACGTTCATTCAGTTTGCGGATCACAGTACCGAACTTGGTGTTCAGACTGTTGACCTTAACTTTATTGCAGACCTCAAGCAACGCTGCTTCGATCTGCGCCATATCGGATTTGAGGGAGACCATTGCAGCCTCGTGTGCCTTTTCTAAACGATCACGCTCAGTGCGTATCGTCAGATAGACTTCTACTAACTCTTCTACGTTCACGTCGCTCATACTTCATTCAACTCCTGTTTATACAGATCAACTAAACTCAGATGTGAATCAACTTTACCTTGCAGCATCTTGTACACACGCCGCTCAGTCTCCGTACTCTCAAGATGCACAACGGTCATCTTGTTCTTCTGCCCCACACGATCAATACGCGCTACACACTGCATATACGTTTCTACACTCATCACAGGCGACCAGAATATAACTGTGTCTGCCGCCGTCAACGTAACGCCGTGAGATGCTGACTGCGGTTGAATCACCAACACTTTCGGATCCGGATGGGACTGAAAGTTCTTGATGATGTCCGCACGATTCTTCGCCGTTACATCGCCCTTGATCACATCATTCGTATAGCCTTCGGCATGCAAGAACTCAGTGATGGGATGGATAGTATGAAGGTAGGGAACGAATACTACAACCTTGTTTGTGGTCTCTTCTAACACTTCTTTCAATGCATTGAGACGCGGCTTGATGTCGAAATCAATCACATTGTGATTGTTCGTATAGACCGCACCACCACTGATCTGTAGCAGTTTGCTCATACCCGCCGCTGCATTCACAGCGCTGATCTGTTCACCGGCTGCTTCAATCAAGAACTGTTTCTTTAATAGACGATAGTAGTGAGCCACCTGTGGCGTGACTGGAACTTCTCTTGTCTGATAGGTCACTGACGGGAGATCCAAGCACTCGGCCTTAGTGAAACGTATCGCAGGTTGCAACGCAGCAAACACAGTCTTTTGCGCAGTCGGCTTCGGGTTCCACTTAAACTTAGTCACCGGATACATCACACGATCACGCCACGCGGTTACGTACTTCGGCACACGCCACGGCGAGATCAAACGCGCCAAGCCGAATGCATCGACAGGAGATTGGGATGCCGGAGTACCCGTCATCATCCACAAGCGTGTCGATGGCAGCACTAACTTAGACAGCGTCTTCCATCGCTTTGTCGTAGAAGTTTTATAAGCGTTGGCTTCATCAATGATGATCAGATCGAACTGTGCGTTATACACTTCCTGCGCCACGGTATTGAGACCATCGTAGTTGATGATCACGAACTCGTACGGCCCGTTGATCACCTTCAGACGTTTGTCTTTATCTCCGTAGGCCACTGCGCAACTACGATGCATCGCGGTCTTGAACACATCATCGCGCCAAGCGCTGTACATGATAGACAATGGACAGACGATCAGAACGCGCTTTACGCGCTTCATGTTCATCAGATAGTCCGCAGCCCATATCGCTGCTGATGTCTTGCCTGTACCTGCCTCGTTGAAGCAGAACGCGCGTCCACGCAGGCTCAAGAATGACGCAGTGGTCTTCTGGTGTTCGAACGGCGTATAGATCCCGGGCCACGCATAGTCACGCAGCATCGGCGACGGGATCTGAGGCAGTGCAGAATTAGGCTGCTCTGCATCGATCAATGCGGCAAGGGTCTCGGCCTCGCTCTGTTCCCAGTTCACCAGAACTGATGTCTGATGCTTATGACTCTTCTCTATGTTCTTGATAACTGCTTCGGTCAGACTGTACGGCAACTGTAACTGTAGGGCTACTTCATCGATGACTTGCATAAACTCTCACTTCATTGAACTGTCGCTGTTCCGTTTGAATGAACGGTTCTTGTGCGGCGACTCTAAACGAACGCCGTCTTTATTGGAACCGCCTTTGCTCAATGCTTTGACGTGAGCAACGTCTTTACCTTTACGGCTAATGCCTTTCTTATCTATCGCATTGCGCGCACGTTGGCGCTCCATGCGATCCTCGTGTTCGCCTCGTGCAAGTTGCATCTGATACTCGTGCTTGTACGGGCGTTTCTTGTTGACGTAAGTACCCATCATCGCTCCTTATGAAATTCACAGGCGGTGACCGGACACCATCCACACAATGGCGTGGGGTTCACGGGCCACCAATTGGTTTGAACGCTGTGTTCAAGACGCTTCAATTCCGGTTCGAACGCGCCCCACAACGGCTGACCTCGGGTGTACTCTTCCTTTATGAAACTATTATATGCAACGAACAACAGACCGGCGTGGACTCGCTGAACATCTTTAAAGTGCGCGAACGTCATCAACGCCATCAGTTTGAGTTGCTTCGTGTCGGGATACTTGTTGCTCCCGGTCTTGTAGTCGACGATGTAGGCAGTGTCTTCATCGATGACCATGAAGTCGACGATGCCACGTACCCAATAGTCGGGCGAATCAAACTCACAAGGGAGTTTGTCTGCACTGAGCGCCATTTTGTATTCGAGGTATCGTTCACCGGGAATC